CCTATGCCTACGTTACCTCCCGCTTCGTTTAACGTCATATTATAGGCTGTTGCTGTACCATCTGTACGTTGTGCCTGTAACCACACGTGTCCATCTGCACTGCTGTTGCCAACAACTAATCCATAATTTGTATCGTTGTTTGTTAAATACAATGGTGCATTGGACGATGAAGAACCTAATGATGGGGCATTTAACGTACCACCTGAAGTAATTTGTGTTTTTGTTTTTGGTGATGTAGTTCCTACGCCAAAATTACCATTGCCTAACAGTGTTGTTCTAATAGTGTTATTAGTAATAGTGTTAATTGGAATGTTATCTTCTACACCAATCTGATATGATGTGCTGTTACCAGTAAGTAGCTTATTATAAAATATATTGTTATCATACGAAGCAACAATTAATTTGTTTGCACTTGAGCCTGCCTGCCATTGAGTAGTATTAGTAGCACCTGTAGTATTAGTAGCACCTGTTACATCTATACCGCCTGCGAAGTAACCTTTACCATCACCTTTAATAGAATGACGTAATGTACCACCTGCACTGTACTTGCTAAAGTAACCACCTGTAACAGCACCACTTGCCGCATGGTCTATACTTATTATACCTCCATCGCTTTCAAAATTAGTACCGCTTGTAGCAATAGCAAGTCCATTAGAAGTATTAGAAGCACCTGATGTATTTACATTGACTTTACTCAGAAATGCACCGCCTGTTGCATTTATACTTGCTACTTCACCACCGCTATTTTCAAACTTGATAAAGTCATTAGTAGTTGTACCACCACCATTTCTTAAGAATGTCATAGTAGGGCATAGTGAACTATCTTCGTCATTAATAACGATTGAGCCTGTACCACCACCTGTAAAAGTAGCGTCACCTGCTATGGTTAATCCATCCCCTACAACATTACCTGTTACATCTATACCTGTTGGTTTAACACGCGCTACTTCTGTTTCATTTACACCAAATACTAAATCACGAGAAGATGAGTTAGTGTAAAGATTAGCGGCATCAGCATCTAACGCTATACCAAATCCATAACCACTGCCCTGTACTTTAATTTGTCCACTGCTAGTGCCGTCCATACTTATATTAGATGCATTTGTTACTTTTACACCATTAGATGTACTTTCAAACTTCTTAACGTTATCATAATATAAATCAACAGAACCATTACCATCTGCTGTCATATATGTTTCAGTTCCCGCACCTGTTCTTAGTCGTAAACTTGTAGCATCTATAAATAAGTTACCTGTGCCTACTTCCTTAATATATGAGTTACTAGCGTCGTGATAGATTTGTAAATCATCAGAAGCACCTAGTAATAATTTACCGTTGTCTGGCAAGTCTACATTACCTGTCACATCTATACCAGTGCTTTTAGCAACTAAAACATTGTTTTGCGAACCAACATTAACAATAAATTTAGGGTCTGAAGCTGTTTCGTCTTTATCAACGTGGATTTGTAATGAACCAGCACTAGAGTTGGCATCAATACTCGTAGTTACATTCGTATTTGTATCTACAAGAAATATTTCTGGGTCTGAGGATTCAAGTGTCAATTTACCTGTCATAGTGCCACCAGCTTTAGGTAGCGCAGCATCAGCAGTAGTACCCTGTGCGGCAGTAGCATAATCAGATGAATCAAATGCTTTAACTTGTGCTAAGTTAGTAACCTCAGAATCCATCAAGGCTCCTGCGGCTGTTACGTTAGCAGTATCTGTTATGTTAGCACCTGCTTCTATGCCATCAAGTTTAGTACCATCAGCAGCTACGTCGCGGCCATCTACTGTGCCTGATAGGGTTACGCTCCCAGTAAAGTTTAAGTTACCTGTGCCTGTAATATCGTGGCTGTTTAAGTCTAAATTGCCGCCAAGTTGTGGTGTAGTGTCGTCTACAACGTGTGCTATGCCGCTAGTGCCGCCTGTTGCAGATATAGTACCATCAGCCGCTATAGTTACATTTGTACCAGCGGTTAGTGACGCAACAACATTTGTTGTATCTGTAACATCAGCCGCTGTTTCTATTCCGTCTAATTTTGTGTGATCAGCATCTGTAAATGCGTTTGTGTTGCTGTTGCTTTCGTATGCGGTTTTAATCTGTGTTGCTGTCTGGTCTGCTGTTGCACCCGGCTCTATACCGCTAAGTTTGCTTACATCAGCGTCAGCAAAATTGTTTGTGTTTGCATTACTCTCATACGCAGTTTTAATTTGCGCTGCTGTCTGATCTGCTGTTGCTCCAGATTCAATGCCGTCAAGTTTTGTGCCATCTGCTGATACATCACGCCCATCAATAGTACCTGTTATTGCAATATTGCCTGTGCCTGTAATATTGCGATTATTCAAATCAAGATTACCGCCAAGCTGTGGTGATAAATCTTGCACAAGTGCAGTAATACCAGATGTGTTAGTTGCATTAGCCCATACAGTGCCATTGTAGACAAGTATTTGACCGCTAATAGCATTGTTAACTTGTACGTCTGTGATGTTTTCAAGTATGTGATTGTGACCATTGTCTACAACAGTTACTGCAATATCTATATCGCCTGTGGTGTAATCTAATGTACCACTACCTGTTGCTTCCCCGGTAAGGTTTGTTGTCAGGTTTGTAGGAATGGGTACGGGTGAACCACCAGCACTATCTTCAGCTATTGGCATTTAATTCTCCATTACCATTTTACGCGGTTAGCCCAATAGGCTGCGCTTGATTTACCTTTTGCTATGTTCTTGCGATGTCTCGCTTTAAAACTAGCTCTCTTTTTCTTCATACGTTGGCTTTCACCAGACTTAGGCTTTCCTGCTGTACTAGCACCTTGCTGTCCAAAACGTATAATTTTCTCTTTGCCGTCATAACACGATTTTACAACGTGCGACTTTGTTTTATGCCCAGGCGTACGTCTAGGCTTGTTGCACTTCATTTTAGTTTTTAATATAGGTTTGCGGCTAATCATTTGTTTCGCGATGTATAAAAAGGCGTTTTTGTAATATCAAAAAGTTCTTCATCTGTATTAGGAATTGCATTTATTCCTGACCCAAGTATTCGTGCTAAGTCAGCATTTATGTTTTGTTGATTTGGTGTAAGTTTACCTTGACGTGGCGCATTGCCTAATATTGCTTGTGTCGTTTTACCTATTCCTTTTTTAAATGTTTTGTTTGCGGCATACTTTGCTCCTGCCGCACCTCCCAATCCAGTCATCATAAGTGGTAGCCCACCAGTCACAGCAGCTAAACCTAATAATGAAAGGCCACCTACAGTACCTAAATTAGCGCCTGATGGCGATAATGAACCAACTTGTTGTGCTGTTTTTGTAACAAAACCTGGTTTTATTGCTTTATCAAGCGCTTTTAGTGCAACATCATCACTTAATCCATCATCAAACGTATCTATTGCATTCCGTATATTAGCTGCTTTGTTTCCTACTAGGTTTACCGCTGTCTTTCCTTCCTCTAGATAGGTAAAAGGATTAGTATCCGCTGCCACTCCTGTCATTTTACCACTTGTTTCATCTAATACATCACTTAAAATTTTAGCTGTTTCTTTTCTTTGAAATAGTTTGTCTGCGTTTGTGTACAGTTTTGCAAATTGTGCACCTTTATCGCTTGTTTTAGCTATTTCGTCTAACACTGATTTTTTTAATATTTGTTCAGCTACTGAGCTAGTTTCTGGTGATTGTTTAAAAATTTGTGTTATTTGTTGGCCTGGTATATTGTCGTATTTGCTAGCTAATTCTGTTATTTCTTTGAAAGACCCAGGTAGCTTTGTTGTGCTATATACACCGCCTATTTTAGGGTGTTTACTTGCTCTAAGTAATGCTTTTTCAAGGACTTCAGGACTTGTTTCAAATTTACTTTGGCCAATAAAATCATCTAATGTTGAATATGCTGCACTTACCGCATCTTCTGCTTCGCTTGGTGTTATAGGCTTGTAACCTTTGTTTGCCTTTCGGGTTGCCAGCACTTTGCCTGCTTTATCTAAACCATATTTAAATACACCGCCAGTCAATCCTCCTGTAATTATATCTTGTGCTACTTTTGCAGGACTTTTTCCTTCAGAGCTACTTAATAAACCTGATAATATTGCTGAATCAGCCATTACAGATTTAACGCTACTTGGATTTACTTTACTTAAATTCATAGCGCCTTTAGCAAGTTTAACAGGTGCTGCTACAGTACCTCCACCTATTATTGTACCAAATTTATCAAAAGTTTGTACACCTTTTGGCACAAAAGCATCAGTAACAGTTTTTATACCTTCAACTTTATCATCACCGAATGTTTTACTAACTGCATAATTTGGCAATCCACCTAATGCTGTATTAGCTATGTTATAGCCACGTAATGTCCTAGACAAAATTGCATTACTAGGGCTAACATTGCGTTGTTTTGCAAGTCTTGCATCAATTTGTGCTTTTGCTTGTTCTGGGGACAAACCATTATCTAGCTCATATACTTGACCATATAATTTATATTTTGCCATAATTACACGCCTTCTATACTATTTGCTAACGCAGCATTACGGTTATAAGCACCATTTACTACATCTAAAAATTCTTGCATTGCATCCAGTAAATCTTCAGGGTTGTTTGATTTTCTTGCTGATTTAATTCTAGCTTGCGCTGCTTCTGCTGCACGCGCTTCAGTATCAGATGTACTACCTTGTCCAGCTATTTGTTTAAACCCTGTCACAAATACCAAACCATCTATGCGGTCAAACATCGAACGCATAACTTTAATATCATTAGTATTTGGGCCGCCTGTTAGTCTATTGATTCCTGCTGTTGCTAGGTCACCCAAACCTGTAGCGCCTTGTAACACACCCATTGTACTTTTCATAGAACCTGGGTTTTCTTTTTCAGCTTCTATAATTGCTGAAATAGAACTAGCCACATTATCACGATAACCTTGTATAGCTGGTAGGCCAGCTTTTGCTCGTGCTGCTTCTTTTCCAAACTCTCTTTGGAATGATTTTTGCGACTCATTTAATGGTACTGTTGCGTTTTTTAAACTGTTGTTGTATTTTATTTCTTCTAGTGTTCTGCTATATCCATGTCGTATCTTTAATAAATTTATATCATGCTCACGCATTTCTTTATTTTCCCCTGCCTCAAACTCTTGGTTTTTATGCAACAGGTCTAAATCACGCAAGAATTTTTCTTTGTCTTTAAAATCTTCTCTTTGTCTTTCATCTTTTAAATCTAATTGACCTTGCAATCTGTTAGCTTCAGTTGTTAATAATCCGCGCTCATCTAAGAATTGCTGTCTATCTGCTGTACGTTTATTTTGTATTGCGTTTTGCACCATTCCTAATGTGTTTCTGTTTTGACCTGGTATACCAAAATTATCAGCTAATACACCGCCTAATAACTGTAATCTATCACCCATAGTCGTACCAGGTGCTTCATACTTTTTATTAATTTTGCCGCGCAATTCATCTAATTGCTCTTGTATAGTTTTTGGTTTTTCTTGTTTACCAAATGGTACTTCTACAGCATTGTTTAAACTATCTTGTAATACACCACGGCCTTCAGGTATTGTTAGCTCACCTTCTGGTGCATTAAAATCTTGTTTATCCAGCAGTAATTCTTCTTGTTCTGTTGGTTCTCTCATTTTTTCATTTAATAAACTTAATCTTGGTACTGGAACATTGTTGCTTGCAAATTTTGGTCTGCTACTAGCACCTGAAAGTAATGTGCCTGTTACAGGCTTTTTTGTATCATTGTAAGTATTGTTACCATCAAAATTATAGTCACCATCAAAACCTTGTAATTCATCAGAAAATGGCAATATATTATTGTTATTTACAGGTTTAAAATTATCTGTTTTTGGTTTTGCTAATGCATCTAAGTCTATTATGTCATCTTGCACTACGTTACTTGTTTCTTTTGGCACTCTAAGTCTAAGAGGTCCAAAACGACCTATTGTTGTAGGGTCATTTTCACGTAATACCGCTAACGCCTCATCAGATAATTTTGGCTTATTGACAACAGGCAACATCATATTATTTATATTAGTCGGTACTTGTGCGCCGAGCCTTGCTTCTTCTTCGGGTGTATTTGGCCTATTCAAACCGCCAAGTAAATTTGCTAAAAATCTAATATTCATTTTGTTAACTTTCTAATATTATATAATATTACGATGTTCCAGGTATTAATCCGTTAAACAATCCACCTGCTAAACCCTGCCCTACTAAGCCAAGCACGCCTGGGCCACCTCGTGTTGTTTCCGTGCTGTTGCTGTCTACAACTTGCGGTGTACCTCCAAGTATACCCATTTCAATATTAGCACGTCTATATTGGTCTTCATATTGCCTTAATGATTCTTGATAAGCCGCATCTAATTCTGCCTGACTTAATGCACGTTGCGTTTGCCCATATTGATTTTGTATTCCATAAGCTCTATAATCTGCATCAGATAACTGACCTGCCATATTAGCTATTTGCCCTGAGCCGCGTAATCGTAAATCTGCACCACGCAAATTAGCAGTTTGATTGTATGAATCAGCTTGTAATTGTCTAGCAGCGTCAGCTTGCAATCTAGCTGCTGCATCTTCATACCCTTGACTTCGTAATTGCGCTACAGTTTTTGCAGTGATGTCAGCATAATTACGTTCATTTTCAGCCTGTTGTATTGCTTGCCTAGAGCCACCAAAAGCAGCAGATTTTGAAGCTTGCGCGTCTATGTTTTCAGCACTTCCTATTTGTTTCCGTTCTATATCGCTTACTGTATTATTGATAACTTCTTGTATAAAAGGATTCATATAGCCAGATATGTCCATATCAGTAAAATTTTGTGTTTGTATTTGGTCTGGCGTATATTCTGCACTCTGTTCAGCCATTGCTAAACCTTGTTCTAGTATACCACGATTGCTAGCATTATCTAACATATAATTATTTAATGCCTCTGTTTCCATATCAGCCATGCCAGCAACACGTTCACCTGTGTATGGTGTATATGCACCTTCACCAAAACCTCTTGCATTTGCCGCAGCAGTATTAATCATATCCTGTGTATACTGGTCGGGTGTATTATCTACTTTTGTTTCTTTTACTGTTTTACCGCCCATTAGAGCCTCCATATTAAAGTTTTGCCGTGCTCAACAAAACCAAGTTTTTTTAATAATCTGTTCCAACCTTTGCGGTGGTCAAATGTCATAATAAAGTCACCGCCTAAGTCTTTTACGTGTTTCTTTGCGGCATCCACTAAAAGATAAAAGTCTTTTAAATCACCACCATATAGCCAAACATTTAATCCAACAGTTCCATCAGATTTATTGGTTATTTGTGTTATTGCAGCACTATTATTTGCTGGCCAATATTGCGCTTCTTTGTTTATGACAGCCTGTTTAACTTCTTCATACGTGTGCTTATGACCTGAACGCGCTAGTGCGTTCATAATTTGTTCTTTATGGTTATCTATGTTTACAGTGCTGTCCAAGACAATACTCCAGAGTTGTCAATACTTGCACTATAACGTGTGCCGTTAGGACTTGTAAGTATTAACCTATTGTTTGCGTTTATATTTATATCTTCATTAATTTTACGTGTTTGTGTCATTTCATATGTAATATTACGACGTGTTTCTGTTTCATTTATTACGTCATATATTGGCATAGCATCAGGTAGCCTCATCGTTTGCTCCCTGGTTTAACTTCAATTCGTGGTATACCAAGTCGCCAATTAGTTGACGCAGCACCTATTGCTTTAACAAGCATCTGTCTGCCATGCACTCTAATTGGTACAGGCTGCCTAGTTGCTGTGTAAGGCCCAAAGCTACGCTCTGTGCCGTTAGGATACATTTTTGTTTTAAATGTAATACTAACATCGCCTTGTGCGCTTTCATCAGGGTATAAAAACGTAAGATTAGAACTATTTTCACCTGTACCCAATTCTACAGGGCCATGCTCAATAAAACTAATTTCACCATCATGATTGTAACCTACTTCGTGGTCATAAACATAACCATAAGCATCTACAGCTATTGGATATGGCAATGGCGCTTTGTCTGTTGCACATAAACGTGATAAATTGCCTTTGTTCCAGTGCCTTTCTCTATAATCGTACACTACATACTTGTCATTTTCAATGCTGTCAGCGCTGGGGTAAAACCACCAAATTTCACCAAATGATGCGTTGTGCCAAGCAGTAACTTTGCTAATTTGAGCTCTATTAATATCCTTAAATACCGAATCATGTACGTCGCAAGCTATAGGTTGGCTGTAACCTGTATAAACATAAAAGTTTTCATGTGACATCCAATATGCCGCACCATCAGCCGTAGTTACTGCGCCAGCAGATACTAAACCACCACCAGCATTATCTTGTGGAAATCCGTACACTAATGGCGGCCCTAAATATACAACGCGCCACACATCTTTGTCTGTAAATATAAGGCTACCACCTTTAACATTAACAGCATTTAATATTGTACCTGCTGTTTGTAAGCTAAAGTTACCAGCTTGGTTATTAGCTGCTGCTGTCCACTCATTTCTATCTTCTTGGTCAGACCAAGCAATATCTCTAGGTACACCTGCTGCGCCAAGGCACATTACAATACGCTCTGGTGTTACTAATACGCATTTATTACTTATTGGTGCATTAGTTACTTGTGTAGCTACTACGTTAGTATTTAGGTTCCATTCATACAATTTGCCATCATCAGGCAGTACACCTAATAATATTTCACCAAACGTATCTAACGACCAAATACTTGCTGGCAATAATGTAGTGTATGCTTCTGGATTACTTTGTCCAAATGGGCCTTCGCCAAAACCACCACTACCATACCCTGCGCCTGTTGTAGCATCTGCTCTACCAACTGTTAAGCCTGTAGGTGTTATATCGCTTAATACTCCACTAATTGTCATAGCGTACAAATTGCTGTGCGTACCTATTGCAGACCACGCCTGACTATTGTTATCACGCCAACTAATTACACGTCGTGCTTTGCCTGTAACTGTTGCATAACTATCAGTTGCTTCTGTATATTCAGTTCTTTTTCTCCAACCACCTACTGGCCCTAATGCGCCAAACTGCCAACGTACGAGGTTAGCATCAAAATTGCGGCCTTTGGATTGATATTCTGTGCCGTTACTGTATACGCCTGGCGGTATGTTTAATGGTACTAACATTAACTAAAACTCACTGTAACTGTATCTGAATTAATTACGTTGTTATCTGCATCTGTTACTTGGCATCTGTATACAGCGTTACCACCTGACAATGCGTAATTAAAACCAAATCTTGTAGTGTATTGCGTAGGCAGTTGTGGAAACAGATTGATACTACTTACAGTGCCAGATATATAAAACCATTGATATGTAAATGGCGCTTTACCGCCTGTTACTGTTACTGCTGTGTAACCTGTGCCAGGGCTACTTGTAACACCTGTGTAACTACCTAATGATGAGTTGTATGACGTAGAGCCAAACAATGTTGTTTGCGTTAGTGTTGCCTCAAAACTACTAGAAACAACTTCCCATGCACTACCATTCCAACGCTTAACACCGCTATTAGGTTCTACCCACGCACTACCATTGTAATACTTAGCTGTTGCGTCTGCAAATGCAGTGCCGTTATAAGTTTTTATCGCCATTATGCCGTTGTATCAAACCAAATATCATCTGTTAAAGGGCTTGTAGGCGCTGTATTGCCTACAGTTATTGTTCTTCCATTACCGCTTGCGTGTGCTACTTTGCTATCTAATGCAGATTGCAGACCGTTTGTTTGCGATATTGACAATGTGTCATCTGCTATTGTGCCAACACCTGTATCAAGTGTAAAATCACCTGTGCCATCAAATGCTATACTGCCTGTAACTACGCCTGTTAACGTAACAGTTCTTGCAGTAGACCATTTATCTGCTGACGTTGCATTGCCTGTCAATACAGCATCAGTGCCATCTGTACCTGATTCAAGTATTTTACTTGTACCATTACTTGCAAATACATCGCCTGTAACATCACCTGTCAAATTACCAGCAAATGTTGGCCCCGT